TATATTAAATAATGGCTAATGGAGAGGAAAGTGTTGAATTATTGTCACCTGATGAGTTTGTTACAAACTTTGAAGGAGATTTTCAAAATACAGTATCTTCAGTGGAAGGAAGCCCTATTACTACTCAAATTTCAACTACAGAAGAAGCGATAAGTAATGATCCTATCCAAACTACTTTAGAAGAAACTGCTTATAAATATAATTTAGAACCTAGTTTACTTAAAGCTATAGCAAAGCAAGAATCAGGTACAAAAGAAGGTTTTAACCCAAATGCTAAAGGAACTTCTGGTGAAACAGGACTTATGCAAATAATGCCTACCAATTGGAAAAAATATGGTGGAGGAGAAGACCCTTATAATGTAGAAGAAAATGTAGATATTGGGGCAAATATATTATTAGATGAAATTACACGTTTTTCAGGAAATGAAGATTTAGCATTAGCTGCTTATAATGCAGGTAGTCCTGCTGTAATCAATGCAATAGAAAAAGCTGGTTATTCTATAAAAGATGCTAAAAATATAACATTTGATGATATTAAAGCATATTTACCAGATATAACTCAAGAATATGTACCATCTGTAAAATCAAAATTATATGCTTCAAAAGAAGATACTTTAAATTCTTATAGTTCTGGTGAAACATTAGGTACAGAAGAAGATTTAAAAAAAGTATTAGATCCAATTATAAGTGATCCTGCTTTTAATACATTAAGTGCTACTCAGTCAATGCAAGTTCTTAAAAGAGTTTATGACTCAAAAACTTTTTGGAATAAAAAAGCTAGAGATACTATTCAAAAACTTTCAACTGAAATTTGGGATAGTGCTATGCCTAATGAAAAGCCTAATTATGGATCACTTATAAATTCTGTACCAGAAATTACGGGTAATGAAAAAGATCCAGATAAATTATTAAATACTTGGAAAAATAAACAATTAGAAATGCTACGATCTAGTGGCTATGATCCTATACTTCTTGGAAACGGCATTATTGGTTATTTAGATGCGGCTATTGATAATGAAAAAACAGCTTCAAGATATAGAAATAGAGGACTAGTAGGAACTGCACTTTCAGAGGGAACTAGTACAGCAGCATTAGTTGGTAAAGGATTTGTAAGTGGTTTATCAGGTATGGCAGCAGCACCTTTCAGATTAGCTGGATATGAAGATTTTGCTAAAATGATAGATAAAACTTCAGAACTTTTACCAGATCCAGCTAGAAACACAGTCTATTCTGTAGATGATAAAGGTTATATAAGGCGAGATGAATATGGTCGCCCTATTACTACTTTTCAAGCCGAATGGACAGGAGCAGTAGGAAATGTACTTTCTTTTATAGCTCCTTACAAAGCTCTTCAAGCGGCTAATATGCCTCGTGCAGCAGTAGCTTTTGGTATAAGTCAAAATGTATTACTTACAGCAAATAGTGCCTATCTTCAAGCTAAAGAAGAAGGAGTAACTGACAACGAAGCTTTAAAAGCTGCTTTATTTGCCGAACCTTCAGTACTTGCTGGAGCATTAGGAGACTTTATAGTAGCAGGCGGAGGTAAAGCATGGATAAAAGGTCTTGGACCAGTAAATAGAGCTAAAGCTATAGCCACTCAAGCAGGAAAAGGTGCTTTTATAATGGGAGCATCAGGTGCTGCTCAAAAATATGTACAAGATTTAGGAGTAAGTGCTGCAATTAATAAAGATGTAACTTCTTTAAAAGAAACAGGTAAAGCAGCTTTAGCTATGGGAATAGCTGGTGCAGTTACTTATCCTTTTACTTCAAAATACGAAGTTAGACCAGAAGTTTTAGATAAAGATTTTCCTGTGCCTGAAGCACAAAAAGCACTTTCAGCTCCTGAAACAAGAGAACTTCCTTGGTCAGCAGAAGGTAAGAAATTACTTCCTTATAATCCAGAAGACCCTACACCAATTGAAGCAGGAACAAAATTACATGCACTAGATTTACCTCAACCTGATGAACAGATAAGACTTGCAAAATCATTTGAAGACTTTCAAAATTCTCCTGATATGGAAAGAACTTTTATAATTAGATCTCCTTCAGATGTAGATCCTGAACTAGTTGCTAATTTTGGTTATGTACCAGAAATACTTCCAGATGGAAGGCTTAAAGTTACTAAAGAAACTACACACGTACCAGAAGAAATAACAGGCGAAGCACCAGAAGGAACTATTCCTCGTATAGAAATGCTTTCTAAAGAATTAGCAGTTATACCAAAACAAGAGGAAGTACCTAATTTAATAGCAAGAAGAACTGAACTTCAAACAAAAATAAAAGAGTTAGAACCACAAACTAAAGCAATTATTGGTACTGTAAATGAGCTTATACCTAAAAGACAAGAACTTATTAAAGAGGTGACCACTTTAAAAAGATCTTCTAAAAAAGAAGGAGCAAATAAAGCTCTTATAAAATCTAGATTAGCTGATGTTAGAAATGAAGTAGCTATTATAAATACATTTTTAAAAGAACATCCTTTAGAAAATAATTTATCTGAATTAAAAACTGAACTTAAATTAGTAAATGATAATATTAAACAAATAGGTAGACCAAGTTATTTAAATAATATTAAAGCTAAAGAAAATGAACTTAAAGATTTAATTATTACTAAAGAAATTGGAGAACTTGAAAGAGTATCTCAGGAAAAAGAAATAGCTAAAAAAGTTCGTAGAGAGCAGCAAGGCGCAATCATAGAAACTAAAAAAGGTAAACGTTATATTTATCCATTTGAAAAAAAATGGTATGTATTAAATGAAAAAGGTGAAGCACTTAGTAATGGTATGGATTATTTTATAGATGCTGCAAATACAGCTAAAGGGATTATAAGTACAGAAGCTGAACGTGGTTTTATACCAAGTGTAGAAAAAGGAATAATAGAAAAACCGCTTCAATTTAAAAAGACTATAGAAGTTCCTAAAATAGCTGAAGAAATTCCAGCTATGAAAAGATCTAAATTAACTGGAGCTATGTATTCTGATGAAATTAAACCAGAATTTAGAAATTTACTTAACTATTGGGCACATGCTTTAAAACTTCCAGAAACTATTTTTGCTACTCTTAAAGATATAAATAATCCTGAATTTAGAAAACATTTATCAGAAGAACAATTAAAATTTGTAGATGAAGTTACTAAACAATTTACTCCAAAAACTTTATTAGGAGCTGGTAAAACTGTAGGAGACAAAGGAATTGTTATATTAGGTAAAGGAGATCTTAATTATGAATCAGCAAGAGTAGCTTCTCATGAAATAGGACACGTACTTGAAACTAGTGCATTTAAAGAAGCTTCTCCTAAAATGAAAGATGCTGTATCTAAAGACTTAGCTAAAGCTATAGGAGGACTCAATTTAAACGATCCTGTAAGTAAGTGGGCATCTCAAATAATAGGACCAGATAGTATTTTTGAGGGAGATACTAGGCCTTATAATAGTTTAACTCCTGAAGAAAAATCCTATCTTTTACATCAATCTGAATATTTTGCAAATAATGTTTCTGAATTTTTACTTAATCCAAAAAAAAGACCAGCTACTTTAGCTGATAGCTTTTATAAAAATATAGCAGAAAAATTTAAAGAACTTTGGACAGGACTTAAAAATGCATTTAGACCAAGCGAATCTATACAAAATTGGTTAAATGACTATTTTGATACTACACGTGGTAAAGAGTTTTTAGAAACATTGCCTCCAGAAAAAGAACCAACTAAAATATTTAAAGAAGGTGAAAAAGAACGTAAATTTGCTAAACGTGTTCGGGAAGCAGAAAGTACGACTGCTGAAACAGCAGAAAAAATAGGTAAAAAATCTTATAAACCAAAAAGCCCTAAAGAAGCTGCTAAGTTTTTTAGAGAAAAAATTAAACCAGAAACTATAGATGAAAATATAAATGAAGCAACTGATTTTGATAATAATTTAAGTTATCAAGATAGAACTGCTTACGGTATTGAAATTATAAATGAACTTAGAAGACAGATTGAAACTTCTAAAAAAGAAGGTAAATCTATAGATGCACTTACTTCAAAGGAAGCTGATTTAGTGGGTAAAATGGCAGAAGAAGGAACTCGTCTTGGACAAGGCGTACAAGCTTTTACTCTTTTCAGTTCTATGAGTAGAGAAAGCATGCTTAAAAAGTTTAAACGAGATCTTAAAAAATTTAATGGTAAAGATTTTGAAATACCTCCTGAACTAGAAGAGCAAATAAAAGCTATACATAATAAAATACAAGAAGTATTCACTGAAGCAAAAATACCAACTAATGAAATTAAAGAAACAAGTAATTTAGTTGTCGATGCTCTTACAAGAGAAGCACTTAATTTAATTTCTACTCAAATAAAAGCACCACTTTCTAAAGCACTTTCATATTATTGGTATGCTAATATGTTAAGTGGTCTTTCCACTCAAACTATAAATATAGCTGGCTCTGGTATGAACTTATTTGGAAGAGGATTAGCTACTGCTATAACTAATCCTAAAAATTTTGATGCATTTATTAAAGGTATTGTCAAAGCAGCACCAAAAGCAATTGAATCTGCAAAAGGAGTTTTTACTGGAAAATATCCAATTTCAGGTAAATATGAAAATAGAATATTAGGTAAAACAATAATACCTATAACTGGTTTTGAGAATAAATTATTTAATAATTTAATGGCTAAACCTTTAAACTTTTTAAATAATAAATTATCATTTGTTTTTAAAGCTATGAATAGTGCTGATGCTTTTTTCTATGTAACTGGAAAAGAAGGACAAGCTTATTTTGCAACAAAACGTGCACTTAAACAAGAAGGACTTCGTGGTGAAGCATTAAGAGTTAAAATATCTGAAGAACTTCATAATTCAACTAATGAATTTATTAACGCGAAAGAACAAGCTACTCGTGAATGGGAAGCTTCAGGACTTAAATTTAAAGATAGAGATGTTAACTTAAGAGCTTATGAAATTATTGATAATTTACGTTCAGAAGCTATAAAAGAAATATCAAAAAGGTTTGGGCAATTAATTACTTTCACTGAGCCACCAGCAGGTTCTTTAGGAGGTATTGCTAAAATGCTTAAAGCTGGTATGGAATATATATCGCCCCTTAAAATTATATTTCCATTTGTTGATGTAGTTTCAAATGTGCTTTCACAAAGTTTAGATTTTTCTCCTATTGGAATAGCAAGAGCAGCTCTTGGTGAACATATTACTGATTTTATGCAGCAAAAACTTGGAGGCAAAACATCAGGAATTACATTTGGACCAGAAGAAAGACTTCAAAGATTAGGTGCTGGCATAATAGGAACTACTTTAGGAGCTGTAATTTATAAAGAAGCTGAAAAATATTTAGATGATCCTGATCCTAAATTTTCTATATATGCTAGAGGTCCGACAAATAAAGGTGAAGCTGCTACTTTAAAAAGTGCTGGATTTAAACCTTATACAATTAAAATAGGTGATACTTATTTAAGATATTCAGAAACACCCCTTGCGCCGCTTTTAGCTTGGATCGGAGAACTTCATGATGCTTATAGGTATAGTCCTTCCTTTAATAAAAAAGATCCAGGAGAAAAATTTCTAATAGGTCTTACAAATGTAGGTAAAGTAGTACTTGACACTGGCTTTTTAAAAGGAGCAGCTAATTTAGTCGATACTATTCGTGGTGAAAAATCTCCAAGAGATTTAGTTCTTAATCCAACAAAATCACTTATACCTTTTAAAGGACTTTTAAATGATATAGCAAAAACTACTGACGCATTTGAAACTGACCCAAAATCATTTTTAGCAGCTACAGTTAGAGGACTGCCCTTTATTCAAGGATATGCTGGTAAACCAGCACTTAATGCTTTTGGCGAACCAATTGAAACTTATCAATTTTTAAAAGATTATCCCGCATTATCTACTTTTGTAACTCCAATTGCTGGCAGATTTGCTACTACTAAAACAGTAAATCCAGAGTGGAAATTTTTAGTAGAAAACGGTGCTTATGTGCCTCAAATGGGAACTAATACGTCAATTGGTATTTCAGGTAAAAGTGCTGTGCAAGAGATAAAAGAAGAAAGACTTAAAAAACAAAGAGTAGAAACTTTAGGTCGAGCAGCTTATGATGTTCTTACTTATGATGAAATATATGAACTTACTAAATTAGCTGGACCACAGATAAAACAAGGTATAAATAGACTTATGAATAAAAAATTAACTGGTGAAAAATTACAAGATGAAATAGAAAAAATGACTAAAGAAGCAAGACGTAATGCAAAAATTAAATATTTTAAATATTAACAAAATATTTTAATTCTAAATTCTCTACTATATTATAACATTTTTTTTGACATTCTACTATAGCTTCACCTAGTAAACTCATAGAATACGTTTTAGCTAATTTATCTATTTCTCCTATAACTTCTTTTAAAGCATATTTAAGGTCTTCAGCACGTATAATGGCTTCTAATCTTTCTTCATCTTCTATTGATTCAATTAAAAATTCAAGCTTCGTCTTCAATATACTTTTCCTTAAGTACTAATTTAAGCCAATCTGTAGCATCCATAACTACTAGCCAAGGCTCACTGCTTTTTTTCTGTGCTATCATTGGGATTAGTCCTTTAGCATCGTGCCTAGCTTGTTTCATATATTTATGTACTGGAAAATTCTCAGTGCCTTTAACTTCCATTGAAAATTCAGGTAAATCATCTGGAGCAATTACATCTCCCAATCCTTCTTTACCATTAAATTGGGCTGACCTACGTGCTGATTTAGCACCATGAAATTTTAGAAAATTAGCCCATTCACGCTCTCTTCTCGACCCCTTGTGTTTTGATTTCTTCCCCGTATGAGAATATATTTTTCCCAATTTCTCCTTCGAGAGCATCTTCTTCTCTAACACTTTTAAGGATTCTTCGATTGAGCTTAATTGCATAGTCTACTCTATATTTTATGTAAGTTAAATGTTTTTCATTTAAATTTAAAAGGTCTTTTACATCTTCAAATTTAATATATTCATTGTTTGATCCATTATAATTTCTTGTAAACCATAAAATAGCATCGCGTCTGAACCGATATGGTGCATGACTCTGAAGATCCCAAAGTGCTCTTTGAAGCATTGCACCATAAAGTAATATAACAGGCAAATGTTCTGGCGAATAATAATTTATTAAATTTTCATCTAGTTTATAATTAATGCCGTTCGTACAACCATTAATATCATTCATACATAAAGCGATGAACCGTTACTTAATAACGGTTCTTAAATATAATTACTTCTTTAAATTAGCCCCAAAACCAGCAGCACCTAATGTAGCTGCTATAATCTGTAATTCATTACTATAAGGCAGTAACCAAGGAATACCATAAGATAAAGTAAGTAAAGTTGCTGCTACTGAAGCAAAACTACTTAATTTATTTTTATCTAAAGTACTGCCTATAACAGCATGACCTAATCCAGTAGCTCCAAATAAACCAGCTAATAACTGAACTATTTGATTAACAGTATCAGCTCCAGGAATTAAGGCAATTAAACTAGATAGAGCTGATAAAGCACCAGCAATACCTCGCTTTACTCCCTTAGATTTGAATAACAGTTTTTCTATGAATTTACTCATATATTAAATCCTTTTTAAAAGAACAACTTACAACACCAATTATATCATTAAAAAAGCTTAGTAACCAGCGGCTGCTAGTTTTTTTGCTTTTTTAACTTTTTTGGTTTTCTTTACTTTTTTAGCTTTTTTTACAGCTTTTACTTTCTTTACTTTTTTTGCTTTTGGCATGTTTTTTGCTCCTTTTTGTTTTATAACACCAGTTAAAATATCATTTATATATTGTTCATTATTAGCCATATTACAGTCCTTTATATTGGAGGTAAAAGAGTTTGAAGTTCTGTTATATCTGCATGAATAGATACTAAATCTGTATTAATAACTACTATATCATTTTTACTTTGATCTACATCTGTTCTAAGAGAAGTTACATCTAATTGAATAGTTGTTACATTAGAATTTATAAGACCGATATTTGTATTAATTGAAGTTATATCAGTAGTAGCTATTGATAGACTTGAATCAAGATTAGCAACATTAGTATTAATAGCTGATACATTAGCATTAGTAGTTATTAACCCTGATTCAACAATAGCTGTAGCCGCACTAATAGCAGATACATTATTATTAGTAGCTATTAAACTAGTATCAAGATTAGCAACATTATTATTAGTAGCAAATAAATTTGTATCAACTGAAGATATAAGAGTACTAAGTGTAGATACATTTGTACTAGTAATATCTAAATTTGTAGTAAGAGTAACTACAGAAGCATTAAGAGCAGCTACATTAGCGTTAGTAGCGGCAAAATTTGCATCAACATTACCTACAAGTATATTAGTAGCTACTAAATTTGCCTCTACAGTATCTAAATCTGAATCAATAGTAGCTAAATTTGCATTAATATTCACTATATCTGTTTTAGCAGTCGCCACATCTTCAGTCAAAATAAGTACTGCGCCTGTATTAAGAGTTTCTAAAGTTAACTTAATATCAATTATATCTTGTTTAATTAGTACAGCATCTGCACTAAGAGCGACTACTTCATCTGCATTTATGGATTGTAAAGCAGCTTTAACATCTATCATATCTTGTTTAAGAGTTTCTACATCAGAAACTAAAGCAGCTATAGCTACAGGATTAATTAATGCTAAAGCTGTATCTACTTTTGTATTTAAAGTCGCTTGACTATTATTTATATTAACAACTAGTGCTGCAAGTTCAGCACTAAATTGTTGAAAAAGAGGCTCAAGCACAGCTAATTTATTTTCGTGTTGTATCCAAAGTACTTCAAAAGAACTAGGTGTTACTGTTGTCATTTTCCCAAAAACTCCTTCCAAAAATTCTACTTAAATAATAGAATGGAACTGCTAAAAATTTATACCATTTTCCTTTACCAATCAAGATAATATTTTTATAAAGGTAAAGGTCGGCTTCTTTTCTCGTATGAAATACTTGGTAAACTGGACTAGAATACATATAATCATGTACTTTACAAACATCAGTTAAAACATGGTCATATGGCAATGAAATATTTCCTACACCACATCTATTTACAGGATCTACTGAAGAATCAATATTATAAAAAGCATAAATAGTATTACTTTTATCTCTCCAAAATCCCCAAACATCTTTAGTAATTTCTAGTACTTTACCTCTAAAAACTACATATTTACTTTTTAGACTTAGTTCGTTTTTTCTTTCTTCGCTTTTTTCCATGCTTACTTTTAGTAATTCCTTCTAATTTACCTTCATTTTCCATTGCATAAAATACTTGCTTTCCTTTTTTTGCTCCATATTGTTTAAGCATGCTCTTAAGAATTTTAGCGCCTTTACTAGTTAATGGCATTTTATTTTTCCTTTATAAAATTACTCCATATTTTAAAGAATATGGAGTATTTAATTAAGCGCATGGCGATTGTTCTATTTCTTCTCCATTAATATTTCTGCTAGCCACATCATCTAAACAAATTCCTTTTATACCCCACATAAGTGCTTCTTCTAACTTAGTATAGCAAAGAGCTGTTTCACGAGAACAGCTTAAATTAGATCTAAGCATTTGTTCTAAATGACTAAACATTTCTCTTAGAAGTTCGCATTTAAGCTTATTATCATCAGATAAATCAGAAATATAAGCAAAATTACAAGTAGAGTTTCTTTTACAATTAGTTTCCATATTAATTTCCCTAAAAAATAAAGTTTCAATCAAAATAATATGGAATGCAGGTTAAGTCAACAATGATAATCCATATAACAAAAATTATCTGTGGGACAATTTATATATTGATAACGAATACATTTTTTATTAACTGTAAGAGGCGTACAACTGCTTAAAAATACTATAATAAATAACGCGATAAATTCTATAATAATTATAATAAGTATTAATCTCAAATTAATATCTCTTTAATGCTTTTAGGATGGATACTATTTAGAATATGATTAGTAGTCCTGGCATCAAAGCCAATTCCTTTAACTATATCCTCCCAAGGGACTCCTTTACCTTCATAAAGTACTACATCTTCATAATTAAGCCCAAGTCTCGGTACTTTAAGTTTTCTAGAAACATGCCCTACTAAATGTAGAGGTACTTTGCCCCTAAGTTTCCAATTAAGAGGAGCTTGTTGATGCACTCTCAAAAGTTTACTTACTTCAGTAACCCCCCCAAACTTTTCCCAAAGATATTGAATAAGTAGTGCTTGACCTTGCGTTCTTTTAAGAGTATGTCTTTCTCCACCACGAAGATCTAATTTTTTATTTTTCATAACTTCATTATATATCAAAACGATTGTAATTACAAGCTTATGTTTTTGCCGCAGCCCAAGAGTTACCACTTCCTACTTTAACTAAATTATTTATAACACCATTTGGAAAAACACTTAAGTAGCCATCAATCATAGCTTTTTTAATAGCATTTTTTACTATTAATTTATTAACTTTACCATCAGAACATTCAACTAGAATTTCATCATGCACACAATTTACAATATGAGCATTTAATTTTTTTTCGTCAATAATATTTTGTAAAATAACTAAAGCATAAAGCATAACTTCAGCAGCACCGCCTTGAATAGGAGTATTCATAGCAGTACCATAAGTATTTTCTTTATCTAATTTTCTTACTTTACCGCATGGTGTAGTTACTCTAAGAGTACTTGAACCAATATCGACTTGATTCATCTGCCATTTAGTGTAGCCAGAGTAAGTAGTTCTAAAAGCATTTATTGCGTCATATGCTTCATCGTCACTTACTTCTACACCATAAGATTTTTTAGCATAGTGTGAAAACTTCTTAGCGCCTAAACCAAAAAGAAACCCAAAATTAGCAGCTTTAGCACTTTGGCGTTCAGTCTCTGTTACATGCTTAATATTTTTTCCTGATATTTTAGCGGCAGTTAACGCATGTAAGTCTAGACCATCTCTATAAGCTTTAAGCATATTCTTATCCTGACTCACTTCGGCTGCTACTCTAAGTTCTATTTGATTATAATCGGCACAGATAAATGTGTAACCATTTTTTGGTATAAAGTTACCGCGTATACCAGAGTCTTTCGGGGCATTTTGCATGTTAGGTCGAGTACTAGATAATCTACCTGTTCTTGTGCCGCATATATTGTAACTTGCATGGATTCTCTCGCTATTAGGGTTAATCATACTAATTAAATTAAATCCGTAAGTGCTTGTTAGCTTTTCTTTAGTTTGAAATTCGTGAAAAGGTTTCACAATAGGTAAATAAGAAAAGTCACTAAAGGTATGATTATCTGTAGAAAGTTTTCCTTTTTCAGTTTTAGGCCATATACTTAGTACATCTTTAGGTAACTTTTCTTCTAGCCAAGTAGCTATAGTATGACTTGTAATTTTACTAAGTCCAGTTATGCGTTCAACTTCTTTTTTAGCTTTATAAAGGTCTTCACGCCATTTTAATATCATTTCTTGATGGTGTTCTTTATTAATTCTAAGACCGTTTAGTTCTAATTTAGCTATTGGATAAATTGCATCTTTATATAGTTTATAAATTCTTTCTAGTTTAAATTTCTCTAAGCCGATTACTAATTTTTCCGCTAATTTTAAAACTAACACTGCATCAAGAGCAGCATATTCAATTTGTTCAAAGGTAAGAAACTTATTACCCCAAGCAGAAGCTTGTAACTCTTTATTAACTTTTTCCTTAAAAACTGTTTCAATAAGTGCATCTAGTCCAAAGGATAGTCCAGCATCATTTGGGTATGTTGCATGCATAATGAGTTTAGCTAATATCATAGTACAACCTATATTTGGCTTTTTTATACCGTAATTAAGTAGAAATTTCATTTCAAACATCGCGTTATGTGCTATAAACCTTTTAGTTTGAAGTAATTTAGCTAATTCAAATTTTTCCCAATTAACTTTTTTCATGTCAATTACGTAAGAAGTAACACCATCAAAAATTTGAATGAGTCTAATATAAGCAAGATGTGGCGATAATCCTGCCGTTTTTCCTAAATGTGTATATTCAGATAATGGTGCTGTTTCAATATCAAGACCAAGTAAGTTATCACACTTATTTAAAACTTTAAGTGCGTTTTCAAGCATAGTATCGTTAGTTATATACTTAGCTTTATAAGTTTCGCCGTTAAATTTTATTCTAAATTTTTTAATTTTCATAAGAAAAATGTGGGCTACTTGTGACAAAAGTAACCCACTAAAGTATGGTCGGTAGTTTATAGTTTATTTAAAGCTGAATCTAATTTTCTTTTGGGTCTTCCTTTTCCTTTAGCTGCAAGCTTTGTCGGAATTTCTTCATCATCATGTTCCTCTTTCTCTTCGTCTTCATCCTCATCCTCATCATTATCATCTTCTGAATCATCATCATCTTCATCTTCATCTTCCTCTTTTGAATCTTCATCTAGAGCTGTTAAAAATGAACTTAAGTCGCGATTAGCACCGCCATAACGAGTACCATCGTCTTTTATAAACTGCACTAATTCTAGTTTAAAGCTGACTCCCTTAGCAGTTATAATTGGAGTCACTAAAATACGACCTTCAGCACCACCAATAATTTCAGACGGCATAATTTTCTCTTCATCTTTACTATAAATATCTACTGCTTTTGCATTACGAGCAACTAGAATAAATCTATTTTCATAGTAAGGATATTTTTCTAAGTCAAATCCATCGCCGTCTTTTGCAGCGTCAAGGCCACTTAATTTAGCAGGATTTTTATGATTATAAAGTTCTAACATCTCTTTAACCATAAAATTTACTTTACGGTAAAATTCCTTAACTTTTTTATCATTTTGATCAAGAAGTAGAGTTACTTCATAGCGAGGGGCACCATCAAAACCTTGCGGCACATCTTTTGGTTTTATGAGACTAGGCCAGCAGAATCTTCCTACTGGAGTCATAATTGGTTCTCCGTAAACGTGACCGAATTTTGGGTGTTTATAATATTTACTTTTATATTTTTTCATTTTATATTTCCTTATATTTTAAGTTTTTTAAGTTTTTAATTTTCAGTTCTTAAGATAATCTAATTTAGTTTTTACACTTTCTCTTTTATCATCTATAGGAACTAAAATTTTATTTGGAGTAGTCATCTCACAATATTTACTTACAATATTTTTAGCATCATCTTTTCCATGTTCATCACTTAACATTTTTTCTATTTCAGTAATTGTTCGTAATTCAGTTCTATACACGTCTGTTAGTCCAGCTTTAGTAAGTGCTAGCCCTATTTTAGTTTGATTTTCCTGCCATTTTCTACGACTTACACCTTCCACAATTTTAAAAGGATAGCTTTTATCACCACTATCTATTTTATTAAATATATATTTTTTACATTCTTTTATAAATTCTATGAGTTTATCTTCTTTTGAAACGACTGCTATCAATTGCTCATTAGTTAATTTATCTGGTAAAGGAAGTAGTTCTTCGTCAGGTTCAATTAATTTTAAACTTAATTCACTTTGTAATTTTTTAGCATATACACTGCATATACTTTGGGCGGGACAGAATTTACACCAGCTTCCAACTTTGAAAGTAGCTTTTTTCTTAACAAAAATCTGCTCAGCCGCTTTAAAAAATTTAGTTCTCCAAACATCTAATTGCTTCGCTGTAAAATTAACTTCTTTATAAGGTTCATGTACTTTAGGCTGAATTATTATAGCCCTTACTCTGTCTAAATCTTTTCCTTTTCTAACTATTTCTTCACGTAAAGCACAGGCATAAAAAGCAAGTTGTGCATTGTTTTTAACAGTGATTTCTGTGTAACCTGATTTAAAGTCTACAATTACTCCTGTTTTTTTACCGTGATCGTCAATATAAATAGCCCAAAAGTCTACAAAACCAAACATTTCTAAATGTTTGTCTAACACTAATTTATCTTCTAACGCATAACTTTTATCAGTAATTGATTCTTGTAATACATTTTTCCAAACTAAATCTTTATAAGTTTCTCCTAAAGTAAATAATTCATCGTTTAAAACAAGAAGAGGGTCTTGTGGAACTCCATCTAATTTATAACTTAAAAAGCCTTCTAATATTACTTCAGCATATTCATGCGCTTTTGTACCTTCAAGTGCTGCTTCACTAGGAATTTCTTTAGGTAAATCCCTAATGTAAAATACTGAACCTGGGCAATTAAGCCATCTTTCAGCAGTAGAGCCGCCAAGTGCAGCATGTGTGCGGTCAGAATGGTCATTTGTCATCTTTTGCGTCTCCTGAATAACGGAAAACATGTTTTTCAATTACTTCTATAAATTCTTTAGCAAAGTCATCTGCTGTTAAATTAGGAAAATCTTCTTTATTAAATTTAATTGTACCGTCACCATATATAGTTATTACTGTTTTATTATCTTTATTAAGAAACATAAAACTATTAGGTGGTGCAGTTACTTCTATCTTTGGTGTTTTATCTGTCATTTGATTCCTTCTCACAAAATTCTCTTAAATAATCAAAAACTCCTATTGCCTCCTCATTTACACACATCATATTTTCCTCATATTTCTCAGCCTGCCCTAAAAGACATAGAGCACCTTTTATGAAATCTTGTTGTGGTAAAAATCTGTCAAAGTCATTACCAGAAAAGTTTGATATTGCAAGCCCATAAGCAATTGCTGCTTTTTGTAATTCACTTGTCATTATTTTTACTCCAAATAAGTTTGCCATCGCGATAGATACATTTTATCCACACTGATGTTATTTCAATTCTTACCCCAGTTGCACTACGTGCGTATGTATTAAAAGCTTGGATATCTGTTATAATTACAGATCCGTAATCTTCATGTAAAAGAGCATCACCTAATCTCCACTCAGGCATTGGATTATAATTAGCAAGTGCTGCTGTTCTTTCAATATCATCTGCGCCGCTTGCTTTATCTAAATCTATATCGCGTTGTTTGTAACCTCTTTCGTAACCATCTGCATATGCTTTTTTGAGATGATTCTTAGAATAAGAAAGATAAGTTTTCTCTACAGTAGAAAAGTAAAAATCACAACATTGATATTCTAAATATTTTTCAGCTTTTTCTTCTAGCGTTTCAGTATTATCGGTTGTTATATAAGTTCGTCCCTGTGCTGGTTGATTAAAATTGCGGTATTCCTCACCTAATTCTGATATTGTCTTAGTTGTCATTTTTTCCTTATATTCCCTTATTTAATTAGTTTTTTAAATTTCTTACCAATGCCTTTAAGATTTTTCCTACGTTCGATCAACTCTTTGATCGAGATTTTTGCAAAAGCAATCCCTTTAATATCGTACGAATAGATTAGTATAATTAAATCTCCATGTTCGTAAGTATAGTCAAAAACTAAAGCTCTTTTAGATTTCATAATCTTTTTTAATAACTCCTCACTACTCGTTATACGCTCTTTAATTTTTATTTTCTTTTTCATATTTCCTCTATTATTTGCTTAATCAAACCTCACTCCCTGTAGAAAAATATTTTATTTTTTCTAAATTTTTTAAATTATTTTTCTTTCTTTCATGCTCGTATCTAATTTTTTCTCTAAATTCTTTATTTTTATTATGAAGACCTAGCTCGTGAGACCTTCTTACAGCTTCTATAAGTTGACTCATTGTTAGTTTTATGATCGAATAAGCAGTTAACCTTTGTTCGCCTTCTATTTCACATTCAATTTGTATACCATCTAATAGTTCAGTATAAGGCTTCGATGATTTATCGAGATATATTATACTTAGACTTTTTATCGCTATAGTGTTTGGATTATCTAGTCCATCTTGTAATATTTTTTTTATTGAATCATCGTTCATAACTTTCTACCGACCCAAAAATAGCCATTCCAATAATATAAATAACAATTATCATTGCCATAATAAAAAGTTCCAGTTGAACCCGTAGTTTGGAAACAACTAATATATTCCACTAGATTTCTCCTTCTCTTTTTTCAAATCTTAGCCAATACTTAATATCTTTTTTACTCTCTAAACTAAAGTCGCAGTTGTAATTAGGAGCGCAGGTAAAGCTTGCATTACTATTCATAACACTAGGAATAATATAATCATCATGTATAGCTCCTAAATTATGTCCAAGTTCGTGCGCCATAACTAAAGCTACTCTATAAATATTATAATGAGCATGAATCATGCTAAAATTATGACCTACTTCTCCACAAACGTACCCAAGTCCACCATAAAGATTACCACCAAATTCATTTACAATAGGAGTTACAATAAACATTGTAAAAGTTTTTCTTTTTACTCTTTTATTTTTATATGCATTTATCCATTTGTAAAACCTAGTATAAAAATATTCTGGTGCACGTAAAGAACTTGTAAAATCTTTAACATAATAAATTTTTCTGAGTTTTATAATAACTCCTATTTTTCTAAATTTTACTTTAGCTAATTTAAATGATTCTTTAAGAATAAATTTATTTATAGCATAGTCAGCTACTATAAATTTTACATAAAACGTTCTTTCTTTAAGTGATAAGAGAGCTTCGGCTGGATTTAAGTTAAAAAAATATATTACTATTAATAAATAGCTTAAAAATTTATACATAAAATTTTATTATAAAGAATTTTCTTCTGTACTTTCTTCTGTTTTATCACTATCAAAACAACCTAAATCAGCACAATCTTGAGAAGTATTACAGATATTACAATTATCAGTATCATGTGAATCATCTCCTTGCTGTTGATCAGTATCTACTGATACAGATGTGCTAGTATCACCACAAGAAACAAATAATAAAAAAAATATAAAAATTAATTTTTTCATAAAAGTCACCTAGTAAATATAAAAACAATTAAAGCTTGTACTATAATATAAATAGCTACAATTATAACACAACTAATTAAAACAGCTCTATCCTCTTTCATATAGTTTTTATAGCACTCAATCAGATTGATAGCAAGCTAATTAATGTATTATTTGATTATCTAAATCAAAATCAAATACTTCTAATTCTAGGGCTTCAATTAATCTAAATAGATCATTGATATCAAACTGTTTTATTTTAATTACAGTAGATAGCCCTCTAAAGGTATTACTTTTACTTTCAAAAAAGAATTTACTAAGTAGTATTATTATAGCAAGTTTAGCCGTATAAAAGCCTTCTCTAAATCCATCTATATTAGTATCTTTCATTTTAGTAACTCCTTTATTTTATCACACATTTTATTGTAATAATCAGGTTCTAATTCTTTTATTTTATTTAATAAGCCATTTATTCTTTTTACTAAGTTGAATCTTCTTTTATTAAATTTTCTTTTATTAAACTTAGAAAATAAATTATGAATTTTTTGTTTTAATTTTAAATTAGGATCTTCTTCTATAGTTACTTTACCAAGCATTTAATATTATCCATTTTGAGTCACTTAAAGCTAAAAAAACCATATTTATATTACTATGCATAGGCTGACCTATATTTACTGCTTTAGGTGCAATTTGATCTCCTGTATCTGGAAACACAGTTAAAACAGTACTAGTACTATTTATAATTGTAATTTGTTTACCGCGCTCAGCTATTGGAAGTTTAAGAGCTAAATCTGTGACGCTAGCTGTAGTTATTTCATTTATAGTAGATGGTAAAGCTAAAGCAGTTCCTTGAGTCGCACCAGTTGCAGCTAGAGATTCTGTCACAGTGTTTCTTACCTGTGTAGAACTTTTATTAAAAACTATATCATCTCCATTAATTGATTCTTGATAAAGCTCCCCAACGTCACCAACTAGACCTCCAGAAATAGCCCACCTTTCCATGGAATCTGTACCAAAATAAACACGTTGTTGACTATGTGTATAAATATAAGCACTAGCACCAGCAATAGAGCCGACATTATTTGTATCTCCTGCATCTATCCCCGCTTGACCTGAAGCTAAAGTGTGATCAATGCCGTGAAGTAATAATCTTCCACCAGTAGAAGTATCAGAATCAGAACCACCTCCTATTTTTATTCTAGAAGTATTAGCAGTCATTGAAATATCTTGAGTATTAAAATTTGTTGAATCTCCTAAATATTCTACTTTACCATTATTTTTCATGGTCATAGTATTTATATTATTATTGAAAAAGAAAATTGAATTTGGGCCACGTGTACCAATAGACATATAGCTAGCTGTCCCAGTTAAAAGTGCTGCTCGACCTGGTTGAGTAGCATGAGTATTACCAAATATTTGAATAATAGCTCCATCCGTATCAGTAAAGCCTAAGCCACCTTCTATAGTATAAGAACTCGCATCATCTGCTCCAGATACAGTTACATCAGCCGCATAAGATAAATTAGTAAGTAATAAACTTAATAATATTTTCTTTAACATAAATTTCCTTTTTTAAACATTCACTTCAATATAACTTACCGCCACTTGTGCAAGTACAGCAGCAGAATTATCAATAAATAAACCTTTACCAGCATCACATCTAAAGATTCCAGTCGGATTAAAATACATTTCAGTAACACCACCTAGTTGCCCACCACCTGTATTCAAAGGTGTCCAATAAGCTCTCTTAATTACAGCATTAGCTCCACTGTCACTTTTAAATGTTATCGCTGTTACAATACCACTACTTGATACACATCCCGATAAAATCACTAATTTTTTACCAGGAATACCAGCTACTAATAATTGATTAGCAGTTGCACCAAGAGCAGATATAAAAGCATCTTTTATTTCACAATTTGCTTTTTTGTCGACAAAAATATTTGGTATATAATAACGTATAAATTCTGGCATAAATTTTACCTAAAAATACAAATCATTGAAGGAAAAGGTGCTGAATTTTTAGCACCATTAAACTTAAGTCTACCTTTTATAAAACGTATTTCGCAATTAGAATTTTTATAACAAAATTCATGAAACCATTTAGTATCAGTACGAGCTGGAAGTAGTGCTACAGTTATAGCATAGGTGTGATTTAGATTAGTATTATAGGCTTTTTCTACCCAATTATATATTTCACTATAAGGTGGGTTCATAAAAACATTCTGACTTACCCAATCCTGTTCTAATCCATTATCTCTTTTAGTATAAAATTTCATACATTTTGCATTTTTAGCAGTCGCACAAGAATCTAATGTAAAATGAAATTCCTCATTTAATTCATCAAATAATTTTTGAGGTGTTTCCCACTCATCAGATTTTTTAGACCAAAGGACTTTTGAAAATTTAGGCATCTCAGTCCTTTACAAGTTTAGTAACACTACCTAACGGTACTTCACATCTTTTACAAATAATTGTTTGGTTAACTTCCAATATTCTTTTTTTGTAAGTAGCCACATGATAATGACCGCAATTATCGCATATTACCCATTTAGAATAAGTATCTTGTTTTTTATCATTTACATAAAAAACTGGTTCAATACTACTTTTTTTGTCATTCATTTGGAGGGGTCTCTTCGTCTTCATTACAATCAAATAATATAGAAGTAATTCTATTAGAAAGCTCTCTAAATTGTTTAGAATTATAAACTTCAACTATTTCTTCCGAAGAATGCATAGTTTTATAATATAGAACGTAGTGCTTATCATCTGTTTTAGCTATTTGAAACGAACAAAAATGTTTCATTTTTTATTTCTTAAAAAGTCATCATGTGCTTCTAAATGTTTTATTATAATATCTACTATCTCTTTATCAGATTTAAACTTACACACAGTTATATCATAAAGAGTGTGCAGTATATAAATAATAAGCAGTAAAATTATAGCTAGTATATAGAGAATTGGTTCGTTATTCATACTATTTTTTCCGTAGAATCAGACTTCCTAGTAATATTTGTAAACATATTTCTTAATCCTTTAATTGCGTCTAAATGCACAATAAGACTACTACGAGTAAGTTCTAGATTTTTAAAAACAACATCCAGTCTTTCGTTAATAATTTCTAAATTTTTATCTAATTTAGCTTCAAGCCTACTTATTTCTAGTTCACTTGTCATTTCAGTTTCTTTCATATTATTTCCTCTCATCATTTTTACCTGCTAGCAATAATTTTTCTAAATGCTTTCTTAACACCAGTTAAAGCATTTCTTTTTTTAATATAGTTATTTATTGAAAGCCTACCCCGTTCTACCCAACCTTCAGAGTCTATGCCTATTTTTTGATACTGTTTTATGATTATTATTATATCTTTTTTTTGTTTAAATAAGTCAGCTTTCCAATCAGGAACTGACTCTTTTAAAAATTCTTTTTTTAATTCTTTTAATTCTACTTCAGTAGATAGTTTTTTCTTTGCCATAAAGTTCCTTTTTAAATATTTTTACATCACATCAAAAGGATAATCATCATCTGTAGGAGAATAATAATTATGCCCACAGCTCGAAAATAAAGCCGCACCTAAAATAAAAGCAAATATAAGATTAACCCAAATATTAGATTCTTTCATAATTTATTTCCTATCAAGTACTGCTTTAAATGTTTCTGTTTTATTAATTAATACTTTTACAATATATTCTTCTAATGAATCTTTTACTACAAAGTAATAAATATTAACAGAATTTTTCTGTCCTATCCGATGCAGCCTATCTACACTTTGGTTTATAACCGCAGGACTCCAATCTAGTTCTGCTAATATTACGTGACTAGCGCGAGTTAGAGTTATACCAGTGCCGGCCGCAGTAAACTGCCCAATAAATAAATTAGTTTTAGCTTCTTGAAAAGCTTCTACATAATCAAACCTGTCTTTAGCACTTGTGTCACCAGTAATTATTACTGGTTTAAATTTAGCCAATGCAGCACTTAGTTTTCTTATGAATTCTCTATGATAAGCAAACAGCACTACTGGTATATTATTTTCTAATAAATTACTTGCAAACTCAGCTATAGCAGGCACTTTAAGCTCTGCTTGAAGGCGGCGATGCTCTGCTAAAGAATGAGGCACAACCGCAGTTTTTGCATAATCCGCAATGTCAGTTTCTAATCTATCGTTTTCTTCTTTAGTAGTTTTAAGTAAATACTCAGCACCAAGTTTTATTTCAGTATAAATCTTAGGCGGTAAATCTTTTAAGACTTCATCTTTTTTTAGTCTTATATAGAAATTACTTTTAATTATTTTAGAAAGTTTCTTAGTGTTCCTAGCACCAATAATTTTAACGCCCCAAGGTGTCGGTTTCTGGTAAGCATATTCATTAATAAAACTATAGTAATTAGTAAATTTTTCAGGCAGCATTTTATTAAAAAGAGTATATCCGTCTGCGACTGATTGCGTGAAAGGAGTGCCCGATAATGCTAGGCGATAAGCAGCTAGATGCCAAATTTTTTCTAATATTGCTACAGTTCGTTTTGTTTTTCTGGTTTTTATGTAGTGACTTTCATCGAGAATAAGTAAATCAATTTTAGCTGGCAATTTATTTATAAATACATCAGAACGAGCAATGTCGTAAGACACAATAGTGTACTTTTTATAAAGCAGCGTCTGCTTAGATGCTAATATAACATCAATGTCCGCACTAACACCCCATTTCATAATCTCAGCTTCCCAAGTATAGCGCATTATGGCGGGACAAATTATAAGAATATTTTCAGCATTTAAATACTTGGCAGCACGAATAGCACATATAGTTTTACCCAGTCCCATTTCCAAAGCACAGTAGCAAGACCTTTCTTTATTTTTCTCTTTTAGAAAATAAAGTATTTGACCTACCGTGTCTTCCTGAAATGTAAAAAGTTTTAAAGGAGTTTGCAGCATTATACGTTTCTTCCTGATTCACACAGTGAAGTAGAATAGGCACACCCATAAAATCCGTCTTTAAATCTAGAATAAGATCTTGAACAAACTCTCCAGCTCGAATCTATTTTAGACCTACAAAAAGAACTGAATTTATATTCATAGTTATGTGTTCTACAAATTGAAGTACCTATTTTAAAGTAAGCACTTCTAGATTTAGAATAATAATAAGACTCTTTAACCATTAAATAAATCATAATCTTTCACCAGAATTAGATTTATATCTTTTCCACATTTTAGACTTGCAGTTAGAGCACATCCATGACCAAGGTTTTGGGTTAGTTAAAGACCAATTTAATGAAGTAGATAGAAATTTTTGTCTAGAAAATGATCTTGACCAAATCCAGGGTTTCAATTTATTAGCTACTAAATGAGTCATGGTTTTAAGCTTTGAGAAGTAGAATCGCTATATGGTAACTCCCACATTCCGCTTCTTGAATATGACCATCTATACTGCCAATGATATGTGTGGGAATATGAAAACCTATTATTTTTATAATTGCGTATAAAGTGCATCATAAATGTCTACCTGAATTACAAAGTGAATTAGAATATGCAAAACCAAAAAATCCATCTTTAAATCTAGAGTAAGATCTAGAACAAACTCTCCATCTGGAATCTAGTCGAGATGCACAAAAAGAAGTAAATTTATACTCATATTTATGTACTCTACAGACTGAACCACACATTTTAAAATAAGCGCTTTTTGATCTAGAACAATAATAAGGCTTTTTAATTATAAAATAAATCATTATTTAGTTTCTCTTGGCAAAGGATGTCGCCATTCATACACGTCAACAATAGATGCAATTGAAACTCTAATTGGGCACGTAACACATTCGACTTCACTTAAAGTGCCCGTCTCAATAGCTTCACCAAAACGTCCTGAATCTGCTACCCAAGCAGCATCTTTTAAAAATATAAAACCACCTACTATTTCAGTTATTTCGCCTGTGCAATGATACGTCACAGTTCTAATAAATACTTTTTCTCCGATTTTAAAAGCTTCTGACATATATACCTTTATTAAAAATAAAAACTATGCACCGCAGCATGATTGTACTACGGCGCACAGAAAGCCCATGCTTTTTTAAAAGTTTGATCAACTTTTATAAAGATTAGCACGAGAATTAAAAGCTGTCAATCATTTTGATATGAACTAGGCTTAGGTGGGAATCGAACTCACGAATATTGGGTTTGCAATCCAATGCATTACCACTTTGCTACTAAACCATATTATAATCAGTACAATAAAACAGCCCCTTAAAATATTAATTCTAAGAGGCTGCCGAAATACTATTGTTATTTATGTTAAGTCTATTTAAGGAGAACAGTCGTACTTTGACTGCTTAAAAATTATAATAACTGATTATTTTAAATTTAGCTAGCCAAATTAATTTCATTAGCGTATATATTTTTAATACACTCAATTCGAGTGTATGCAATCAAAAATATTGTAATATTGGCTCTTTAAAATAAAAAATGCTGGAAGTTAAGTAAGTTAAATTCCAGCACTCTACGATTAATTAAGGCATAAATTATGAATGATAAGTATGAATCATCTATAACACCTAGAAATAACAAAGTCAATTATAAAATAGAAGAAATACTGAGATACTTAAAACTGTTAAGTGTCATTGATTGTGATGTGCTCTGCTTTAGCTTTATGGATTTAGAAAGTAAAAAAGTGCTTCCAGGTTGTGGCACAGTGCAGCTACAGTCTTTGGAAGTGAGTGAATACTTAGCTAGAATATGTGAACCGTTCACGCTGCACGTGTGCTTAAACCAAACCAATTTTAAAGGCAGACGTCGTGAGCACATGGTAGCACCAAGGGTATTATGTTTGGATATTGATAGAGAATTGGATAGAAAGGAGTGGGAACAAATAGTACGGTATGAGGTAAATTTTGTAGTCGAAACGTCGCCGAAACGCTATCACTTTTACTGGAAAATTGATCCAGGAATCAGCCTAGAAAATTGGAAACTATTGCAAGCAGGAATTGCTGCCAAGTTTGATGGTGATCTAAATTTAGCACAGGTGCAGCACACAGTTCGTGTGCCTGGATGTGAGCGCATATGTAAAGGTGTCGCCGATGTGCGTTTTATGCCGACTCTATACGACTGCGACCTACCTCATAAACCCTATGTCCTAACTGATTTAACTGCGATATTTCCAGGGATATTAGGAAAAGGCAAGAAAGCAATTTTAACACAAAGTAAAGATAAAAAAAAGATACATAATTTAATAACACGAGCATTTGAAAATAAATCAAACGGCTGTTTTAGTGAATCAATTGACACAGCACTAGCTACTGAACTAGGCAAAATCGGTCATAGAAACAATAGTTTATATAGTATACTTTCTACATATATTAGGAAAAATAAAGCTATGAAAAGTAAAAAAAGGCTGTGTGAGGAAGTTGCGGCACTGGCACAATATGCTAACTCTCATTTTGAGAAACCACTTAGTCAAGAAGAAATCACTAAAACTATAACTTCCGCTATAACAAGAGGATTAGAGGCTAAAAGCGAGCCGCAGAACGGACATTATGAGGAAAAGGGCAGTCAAGGTGGTGTGAGTGAAGAAAAGCGGTGTGAGAGCTTTAAATACGATTATAGCGACCCACACATAATGACAGGCACAATATCAGACGTGTCAATTAAAGCTAGAATAGTACAACGTTATAAGGAGTACTTATGCGCTGTAGGCAATGTACTTTATGCTTTCAACCAGCATGATAATAATTGGTATTCGCAAAAAGACAATACAAGCGTAGTTAATGCGTTTGCAATTGAATGCGTTAAAGATGTTTTCACTGAACAAAAGTTTAAAGAAAGATGTTACGATAAAAAAGGCTTTTCTACACTTAAGTACGATAAAGAAACAGAAAAATATTTATCAAATAATCGTATATCAGGAGTGCTGGCACAGTTAAAAAACTCAGTATTTAATATTGAAACAAAGAATTTAGATGATTTTGATAGTGATAAAGCACATCTTAACTGCAAAAATGGCTATGTAAATTTAATTGAAGGCACAATTAGAGCACCAAAATCCAATGACTATCTGCTTTTAAAAACAAAAATCTCTTTTGATGCTTCGGCAAAATGCCCAAAATGGAAACAATTCTTAGCTGAGATTTTTGAAAATAACGAAGCACCAGAAGCTATGATTTCTTTTCTGCAAGAAGTATTCGGCTATAGTTTAACTGCCTCTATTGCAGCACAAAAGTTATTCATACACTGCGGCAGTGGCTCAAACGGCAAAAGTATTGTGTTATATTGCTTACGTTATTTACTTGATAATTATGCCGCTGTCTTAGACTGTAAATCTTTAAGCACTACAAAATATGGAATACAAAAAGATCCACTTAGAATAGGAGTTAAATTAGTAGGTAAAAGAATTGCTATTATGGATGAAGTTGACACAGATTCGGTATGGGGAGAGGCACTAGTTAAAAGTCTACTAGGAGCATATGTATTATCAAGAAAGCTCTTTGGTGAAGAGGAGGAAGTACTAAATAGAGCTAAATTCCATATAGGCTGTAATGATATACCTAAAACACAGAGCGAAAGTGAAGCACTGCTTCGACGACTATGCATTATCCCTTACAATAGAGAATTTACCCCTAATGCAGCTAAAGAAGCATTATTACAAAAAATGATAAGAGAAGAAAGCTCAGGTATATTAAATTGGGCAATAGAAGGGCTAGTACGCTACTTAGAAATCAAAAAAGATGAAAACGGTGAGGAAATTTTAGATAGTTTTAATTATCCTGAAGAATGTACGGTAAAGCTTATTGAATACAGGGCAGATAACTTTATACATGAGAAAACAGCAGCAGAATTAATAATAAAAGGTGACGAAAACAACAAAAACGACTGGCACTCATTAAATAGTATCCAAGAATGGTATAATAAAAATTCAAGCTTAACACCGATAAGTATCCAACAACTGGGCACTATTTTAACATCTAAGCAAAAAGTGTTAAAGTTACGAACACACAAAAATAAGGTGAAAGCCACGTTTTATTGCGTAAAAATGCGGGTTTTATTAATAAAATAATTTCCGTGTCCAGGCTGTACTTTTTTCGCTTAACACATAACTTATTGATAAATATATATGTAACCGTGTTTCCGTGTCCAGGCTAAGCGATTTTTTTAGCCTGGGCTAGCCTGGACTGGACAAACATATTTATATTTATCAATAAGTTAAGTATGTGTGTCCAGGCTGTGTCTTATATTACTTAACCTTATTCTATATAAAATATTATATAGGTATACTATAGAGTGGACATATAGTGTATATATTTATATATAGGAAAGAGATGCCCGAATAGCCTGGACAGGGTGGACAGTGGAACAATATCAATAGGTTATAAGAATCAGAGTGTCCTAGCCTGTCCTCAGGGTGGACAAATTTTCGGAAAATTACATTATTATGAATAACTTAAGTCAATTTGCAAGGGTGGACAAACTGGTTTAAGTCAATTAAACCTATGATGAATAAGAAATTTAACTATAAACTCTATGAAGTGCTTTCTATATATGAAAACTTACATATTTTTGGTTTTTCTTGGGGGGAGGATTTATTTAAAGAGGAGTTTTTAGTTTCAAGAAATAAACTAATAACTGCCGAATCGAGCATAAAATCAGCTATGTTATTTTTGCTGTATGCTAAACTTCAGCCTAAAATATTAAGTAAAGGTAATAACTTTAGTTCTTATAGCTTAAAACATGTTTGTGAGCGCTGGTTAAGCTCTTATATTTCTAATGGCGTAATGATTACAGCAGCTTTAATGTTAAATTGGAAAGTAAAAGCTTTTAAATTAAATATAAACGCAACTATATATAAGCCTAAAGACTGGGATTGGGGTATTAATTTTAAATTACCTAATAAAAGTAATATGAGTTTATAAAAGTTTTACTTGCTTAGGATCATGATATTTATACGGATCTATGATTTTATCCAGTGTTTGCTCTGATAAAGTAACATCTAAGAGAGTTATAGGCTCACAATTATGATAAATATCAAAAGTTTTACTTGTGCCAATGGGATTAATAAGCCTATCTAGATCAATTGAACACTCACAGCCAGTTTCATGTGAAAAATATGTGTTAGTTGTTTCTTTTAGGGTTTGAAATAAGCTAAATAGTGCTGCATCACATAATAATTCTACTTTTTCTATAAACTTAGGGCTAAAATCAGTATTATTTTCTAAATGAGCTACTAATTTATAGCTAAAATCAGATCTATAAATTGATTCCCAGGCTTCCCATTCTAAATCATTTTCAAGATTACTATGGTGTTCTTCATTAATTAATGGATAATTTTCTAAGTCTTTTAAAGTTTTAAGGGCTTCTATGCTGTCAAATAGCTTTATATTTATAAGTAATGATTTAGAATTATGCATCTCTTTATACACTTCCAGCCATGGCATATTTTTAAAATTTTCATAAAAAACTTCATGATTAGAACGTGTTACACTGCATCCAGTGTAATCGCCGTAAACTAATAATGAAGGTGCATAATAAACTATTTTACTATAATCAGACAAATTACTAGTCGGTTGAAATGTGTTTTTAGGATGCTGTTCAGCGTCAAAAAAACAAGCATGTAAATCACTATGCATAATGTCAATTAGTTCAGTTAATATATTGTTATTCATATATTTATTCCTTTTATAAATCAAATAATTCTTCAATAGCGCACTTTATTGTAGTGTCGGTTAGTCCGAATTCATCATCAATATTGTTATTGAGGTGATTTAATACTTCTCTGGCTTGTGCTTTAGAGAGTTTAGTATTTAGAGCTTTAATATGTGAGATATTGACTGTGTGAGATATTTCATTTTCAGATTTATACGGTTTATTAATTAATTGTTGCACACAAAATGTAAGAAAGTTAATTTTGTTTTGAGTGTCCAATTGAACCGATACATCAAATATAAGATCAAAGTCGTAATTTAATTCACTAAACACATGCGATAAATTACCATTTATCCACGATTCTGCTAGTTCTTTTGCTTTGTTCATAAGTTGCCTTGTATATTGTTAATTAAATGTTGAGTGTACAAATCTTTGCCTTTATCATCATTACCTATTAATTTTGCATTTGCTGGCATAGCTTGTGCGCGTTTAATATCTCTTGATAATTCAATAGCAAACTTTAAATTATAGTATAGTTCTGTTTTAGTGTATGTTTCATGTCCAAACGGCATAGTAATTCCATAATTATCTAACATACGGGCTATAGACCATGAATTAGTACCATTATCCCATAGTGCCAATGCGCCTTCGTCTAATCTATTTTTAGCTACTCTATATCCGTAACTGTCACAAAATACTTTAAAGATGCCTTCTAAGTTTTTAGTTGTTGCTTTCATAATTTTTAGCCCTTTTTAAGGTCTAGGTTAAACGATTTTAGCTAAGTACATGCTAGACCATGTACCTAGCATCAATGACTTAGCCTAATACTCAGTGGTGAGCATTATGACAAACTTAACGGGGTCATAATCAGCTAGTTGGCTGTAACATTGAAAAGGACTAAGCGGAAAGTCAGTAAAACTTAGTTTAGTTTGATCTAGAATATTATTGTTACCGTCGGAATATTGAATAACCGCTTCTTTTCCTTTTTTAAATAATCTAACTACAATAAATACATTATCATTATTTTTCTTGTATAATTCTAATGTTTTAGCGGCTATTTCATTCATTAACCAATAGCAATTTGCTTCATTAGCTAAATAAGCCATGCCGTCTGTGAATACGACATTTTTAAACAATGTGAGTTTATGATAGTTAAAAGTACCATAAAATTGATTTAAATCAGCTTGCGTTAATTCTCTTTTTTCTTCAGTGTTATTCATAAGTTATACCTTTTTTGAAGTTAAAATCTTCAATTTTTATGATTGAATTTACTTCTTAAGTATAATCAATCAAAATGATTGAGTCAAGTTAAATACAAAATAAATTTAATATAATAATTAATCCAATTATACGAATAATTGCTGTTAGAGTTATTTGTACAAAAGGTTTAATAAAATCAAGTAGTTGTATCATATATTATGCTCTTAAAAACATTTCAGTTACATGCAGTCTAGCCCAATCCTCACATGTATTTTCCCACGGCATGAGTCGCAAAGCCTTAATCATATGTTTTGTTGGTATATCTTTATGTGGAGGTCGTTTATTATACTGCTGCACATAATCAGCTATTGCAGCATTGTAATAATCGTTATCAGTTAGTTTATAGTAACTTTGCTCGTTTTTAGCTTTTTTTGTATAGTCCATATTATGCCTTTCTTTAAGAGAGTATAATTACTCTAATAATAACTCATATGTTAATAATGCAATGTGAGTTATCAATTACAGTAATTATATACGCCAAATTACTTCTATTTTTTCAACATTTTCTGTTTTTAATAATAATTCTAATGGATTATTAGAATTATCAGTTAATAATATGTGTCCAGTAAATTTTTCTGGTACAAGATGCATAAAGTCTTTTGGTATAAGATAATGAGTATCGAGACCTTGCAAAATTATACCGTCAAAGTCATATTTTACATTTTCTATGCTGCACCATAAGCCAAAAGATCCATCGTTAAAACCTAGGTATGTATAGTCTGGAGTGTAGGTATTAAGTATATCACATGCTTCAGTGACTAACTCATCTGCAATAGATTCTAGTTCACCATCTAGATCAGAATCTACATTAGAATTACGATATATTTCATTTAGTTCTTTATTAGTTGAACTAATAAATTTACCTATTTCAAGTAATAAAGCCTTTGTTTTATTGCATTTTATAGCTAATTGTATTGTTAGACTTTCATTTAGTAAGTCATGCAAAAAACCAAGTACATTACGATTATCTCTAATACTCATGTCTAAGTAGCAGCCAATTTCTAATTTTAATTTTTTATTCATTTTTTAATCCTTCTGATTGATTTAATTGATTAAATTATTGCATTATTTGCAATAAAAACATTTTCGCATAATTTTTAATATGTGTCAATCATTTTGATTGAAATAATAAAAATTATTCACACTCACACATAAAAACACTCACACATTTAGCTCATGCCGCAAGCCTCGCACTTATTAGTATATTAATTCAGTATATTCAATGTATTATATGTATATATTATGTGTGTTATTAGCTAAGTCCTTACTATGCATCACATCCTGAGAATAATAATTCTCGTGATCTAGACTTTGATTAGATTAGGACTGGAAGGTTAAAAATAAACAATTTCTTTTTTATAGGAATTCAAGATGAGTAGGATAATTCAGACCACCCCCGTATGTACTCTATATGTACATCCGTATTTTTTACTCACATCGTCATATATAAGCAATCTTTTTGATTGAAATACTTATATTGAACTACTCATTCCGCAGCTTCCCTCATACACAAGCAATCTTTTTGATTGTTATACCTATATAAAGCATTCTATTTGATTGAATATGCACCTATACAAATAGCACCCCCACCCCACCCCATTTAGGATCTTCATATACTAATTCTATGTGCATGTATTGCATTTTTAGTGCTTCCCATAGTTTCCATACTTCATGCCCTTTAATTGCTTCGTTATCATTTTTTACTATATTATTAAATATTACTAATCCACCGTGTTTAACTAGTGGACTAAATCTTTCAAAATCATTCCTGACTCCAGCATATTCGTAATCACCGTCTATATAAAGTACGTCAAATTCTCCAATAACTTCTACGTCACGACTGTCCCCCAATATAAAATTAAAACGCCAGCCGAATTTCTTTATCAGTGCATCGACTCCTACATATTTTATCTTATCCACACTTGTAACTCTATTAAATAGTTCAAGGAATCCACGTGCCGAACCGCCAGTGCCAGTGCCAATTTCTAATATAGACTTTACTTTTCTTCCATGCATTATTCTAATAAGTGCTAGAAACTCGTCTTTCTTGGCTTTTATTTTAAATTTTTGTGCTGCTTCCCATACAAAATCTAGTTTATCGTGCATATTGTTTAAACTCCAATGAAGCTGTTATACTGTTTCTATGTCAAAGGAAACTATGGCTTTAATACCAGTAGAAACAGACTTAGATGATCCGTTAGCTAGTATTGAAGAGCCGCTTCCTGTGCATCGTGATTCTACCATAGAAGATATTGTTGAGGCAGATCTAAGATTTGCTAATGGGATATTACATGCTATGCATGCTGCTTGGGGCAAAGTAACTACTATTGGACAAGTGTGTAAGCTCTCAGCCGCTACGTTTAATGCGATTAAAGAAAGACGCAACATTTTAATGCAGCAATATGGTGCTAAAAGTATCAGCTTCAAGAGCGATTTCATTAACCCAATTGATTGAAATGGCTTTTTATAAGCGTTGCCCACGCTTAAAGCGTATTAAGCTTGAAAAATTCTATTCAAAAGAGAAAGCTGCTAGTGTTTTAAATATAAATATAAACTATCTTAAACATTATCTTATTACCTCAGACCGTGCTCATGGTGTAGAATTGCAGGACGGCACTCTTATAGTGCATCCAGAAAGTTTAATTAATGATATTAAATCCAAAATGAAGACTGTTATAAAAAAAGAACTTAATAAAAGAATTAAGAGAAAGGGAATTTAATATCTGCTAAATCGCCAGTAAATGATGCTTCTATTCCGCCCATTCTACTAACTGCTTTAATTTCTCTTTCTTGTTTTAGTAACGCTTGATAGGTACTGAATTTATCATATTCAAAGGCTTTATCTTCTTTTTTTCTAACCATTTGTCCTGCATGAAAGCCATAATTAATTATAGCTACTTGAAGGCATAGTGCCGCCGCATCTGCTTCATCAGGCGAACGCGCTAAACTAGGCATGATTGCCCCCATACGGTTTTTATAATCTTTTTTCTGCTCTAAACTAGCTTTTCCGTTTTTATAGTGAACCTGCCTTGTTGTAAGTTGATAAATTGTTATGTTATCTAGCCCCCTTATTTGTTTATTTTGGATAAAGTCTCTAAAGCAAAACCATAGCTCATATGGATTTTTTATAGTGACATCGAAGCTTTTTACAGCTACTTGTCCTGCTTTGGTGCAGTAAATTTTAATTGGCACATCTAGTGCTCCTGCTTGAAGTCTTATTACTTCACCAAGTGCTCTGCCTTGCCCGTTAGCATCAATTGCTAAATCCGCTAATCTAACACCATAATCTTTTAAAATACTTATAACTTTTTTTGCTATTTGAATATCGGCACTGTCTTTACTATGTGCTGTTATTGGTATTTTAAATAGTAATTCATTTCCTCTAAAATCTAATATTATTTTTCCAGTCACATCTTGACCAAGTATAGCTAGTCTTAAAATACATTGATCGCCGCCCGTGCTAAAGGCGGGGTCTAAACCAGCTATAACTTTAAGTTTATCTATTCCTGACCATTCAGCTTTTTCAAATACTCTAAAATCATCAATAAATAGCTTACTTATAACTGTTTCTTCTGTGCTATCTAATTTCCAAAAGCCAATTACCATACGCCAAAATGAGTCAGATTCTTTACCATAAAGCTTTTCTTTTTCTTCAATTTGCTCTTGTGTTACAAAAAATCTTTCTAATAATACTTTTTTTTCAGGATCTCCCTCATGGATAGCAGGGGACTCGTAGCAGCTAAAAAATAGGCATATTCCATTTTTTTGTGTAGTATCCCATTTGTTGTCTTTATAAGGATCTACTGAATTCCAAGTTGCTAAAGGAGTGCTGAGTGCCCCATGTAGATCAAATTTAGAAGCGCTGTTTCCTATGGCAATACAGCTAAATTCTACTCCACCTGCTTCTAAATTAGGTAAGCTTTTTAAAATTGCTGGATTTAAATCAGTAGCTTCGTCTAAAACTACCATTATAGCTTCTTTAGGGTGTTTTCCTATCCAATTTGAAATTGTTTGTTCATCAGTGCCGCGCCCTGCGGCAACCGCGTACATACCGTGAATTGGATCATTTTTATCATATAAAACTTTTGGGCAATTACCTCGAAAGTATCTATAAGGATATTGAATCGCTAATTCAGATAATAAACGAGTGATATATCCCCAGATACGTGTTGTAGCTGATTCTAGGGTAGTAGAAGCGACAATTACCGTTCTTTTATTAGGAGCAGCTAACCAAAATAATATTGCAATTCTAGCTGCCATATGACTTTTACCAGTACTTGCACCGCCTGCATAACTTATATAGTTATGACCATTACAGTGTGCTTGAAGCCTTCTTTCGTCCCAATAGTTCCATGTAGGAATTAAATGAGGCCACGCATAATCATGCATAGCTTTTATATGTAGGTATTTTTCTTCAGAATTTTTACTTTCTCTATAAAGCTTAGCGTGCATTGCAAAAGGATGATTATAAGTAAACTCTTTATTTCCAATAATAACTATTCTTTTTCCTAGCTTATTTTCAATTTTCCATCCTTCAGCGTATATAATATCATCAAAGGGGTATTGCTTACTCATTAGGTTAATCTTTATAATCAGTTATATGCCAATCAACTTCTTAACTTTTAAGCCCTTTCAAGGCTCTAAAGAGCACGTGTTTATAGATCCAGATACTCAACATCAGTATAAAGCTAACTCTAGAAAAGAACTAGTCCAAATGATTGTTTCTTATCGAAGTCAAAATAAACTTTCTAAGTTGGATTTACTTGATGCGGTGCTTGATAATTATCAATGTAAATTGCCAATGAATTCTGGTATGTGTGAAACAAATAATAAGTTACAAAGAGGAGTACTTTCTTATATTAAAGGAGGTTTGGCACTTCTTAAACAAATGGCTTTTAAGAAATTTGTTACACAAGAAGTAGCTGATGCACGAGCTGAAATATGTATAAAATGCCCTTATAATATATTTCCAGATAAAGGTAATTTCGTTAAATGGACAGATGAGATAGCATTACATTCTATAGGAGAAAAGAGGTCTAAGTATCATGATGAACTTGGTTCTTGTGAAATCTGTAGCTGCATTTTAAAAGCAAAAGTATTTTATAGTGGTGAGCTGGACTTAACTAAAGAAGAAGTAGAAAAGTTACCTCATTTTTGTTGGCAAAAAAAGGAAATAAATGGCAAAGAAAGAAAATCAGCCTGAAAAATCAGTGCCGATTCAATCTTCAACTGACGGTCTCCGCGGTCAAATTACTAGAGAAGAAGACGGAAAACTTAAAGCTCCAATTAATATAATTCAAACTGTAACTGCCGCAAAAACACTTTATTATAAATATCGTTTTGAAGCCCTTAGAAGAATTGAACTTTATGCTAGAATTGAAGGACTTATTGCTGGAAATCCTCCTTATAATCCAGTGGAACTTGATAGACACGGATTATCTCATATATCAAATTTTAATAATTTAGATGGTCGGGCACTTTATGAAAGAGGTGCTTTAGCTTATTGGAATTTACTTAATGAAGCAGAAACTTTATGTAAATTTTATATTCATGATATGAATCCAGAAGCTCCAAAAGTAGCTGCTACTATGGCTAAAAATTGGGACTATGTAGTTAGAAAGTGGCCTAGTTTTTATACTCAAGTAAATACTTTAAGTGCTCAGATAATTAAATTTGGACTTTCTCCTGTAATTTGGCCTGATGAAAGAGATTGGAGGTGGCGAACTGTAGAATTATCAAGATTTTTTATAACTGACCAAGCTCAAGCTGATGTTGAAAGACTTACTTCAATTTTTGTAGAAACTACTTTTACAGTGCAGTATTTATTTGAAGTTTATAATGAATTTAAAGACGTTTCAAAAAAAGAAAGCCCTTGGAATATAGAAGAATTAGAGAAGTTTTTACTTTTTAGGGCTAATCGCTATGTAAAAGATAGAGGGCAGGAAATTATAAACCTAATGGATTTACAACTTAGACTTCAAAATGGTGATTTGCGTTTCGATGGATTATTTACAGATTCAGTTAGATTAGTATCACTTCTTCAGCAAGAATATGAAAATAGTGATGGTAAAAGCGGTGTTAGTCACTATTTATTTGATTCAGTATACGACCATGGTAACTTTTTATATTTTGTTGATAAACAATATAAAGAAATTCAGGAAGCATTAGTGATATTTACAGCTAGTCCTGGCGAATTTACGCTACATTCTAACCGCGGTCTTGGACATAAAATATTTGCAGGCTGCCAAGCTATGATGCAGTTAGATTGCTCAATTGTAGATAGTGCTAAATGGGCGAGTACTATTTTCTTAAAATCTCTTGCAACTGGTAGTAAAGATATTGAAGCAATTAGATTTGTTCCAGGAGCGCCTACTAATATTGGAACTGCTGAATTTGTTCAGAATAATTTTGGTTCAAACATCAGTCAACTTATTGGTGCTAGTCAATATATTAATCAAAAACTTCAATATAATACTGCAAATTCAGGGGACGATCCAGGAGTGCCTGATAGGAATTATGGTTCAATTTCACCTACTCAAGCCAGGATGGAAAGTTACCGTGAATTTGGAGTACTTAAACATAATATTGCTCATTTTTATTCCCAATTTGATATTGTTATTCGTAATATGGTAGCAAAAATGCTTCATTCTAAAAAAGGCTATCCAGGTTATGAGTATGCTAAAGAATGGAAAGACAGATGTTTAGAAGATGGTGTTCCAGAAGAGATGTTCTCAATAAAAGATGAATCTGAATGGGGTCTTCCAAGACAACTTGATGTTAAAGCGACTCGTGTTGCAGGAGACGGTTCTACATTAGGACTTCTTATGGGACTTCAAGAACTTGGACCAATTAGTGCTAATTTCGGTCCAAAAGCTAGTGCTTGGTATGAGAGGAAGTATGTTATGGCTACTATGGGCAAAGACGAAGTGGAAGCATTTACTTCAGAAAATGAAACTCCTGATGAAATGGCAGGTGGAGCTTCTTTAGCGGGGTTAGAAAATATAGCAATGCGGCAAGGCGAATCTCCAGTATTTTCTCTTGATAACGAACATCGTTCTCATTTTATAACTCATATGGCTTTAGCAAAGGATACAATTGAGCAGTTAGGACAGCAGCAAACAGATCCTGTAGAAGCTGATAAAATATTTAATGTATTACTTCCACATGTAGATGAACATTTTCAAGCACTTCAAAGAAGTCCATTTAATCGTAATTTTGTACAGTCAATAGCACAATCTTATAATCAATTTAAACAATATGCTACTTTAAACCGTAAAAATGCTTCTAGTATGCTTCAAGCAGAGTTAAAGCAACGTCAGAAAGATCAAGAAAATCAGCAAAAAGCTATGAGTGAAGAAGAGTTAAATCAATTTACAACTCTTCAAGATGAAAAGAGAAAAGACTTTAAAATTCAAAGCCAAGTAACTAGGGCAGCAAGAGCTAATGAGAACAGGGCAGATGTTATGCGTGATAAAGTTAAAATGGATGCAGATAATCAAAGATTAAAAATACATCTTGAAAATTCAAACAAAATAATTGATAATAAATCAAAGCTTGACGAAAGGTCAACTGAAGAACTTAGAGGAGATATTAATACTATTCAAGGCGCAACGATTTCTCCAAATGATATTGAGCTGCAATAATTATGAATAATTATATTTTTGAAGAAAGTATACGAGTTAATGCTGCTAGGCTATGTAGTGAACTTTTTATTTGTTACGATTTTATAGATAATGAAAAAGGTATTATTTTAAAAGATATGAATTCTCCTGCTAAAGTTTTATTTAATTTTAATGAATTAAATGTACTAGATGATAATAACTTTAAGATTGAGTTGGCATCAATATTTAGTAAATTTTTTAGAAAAATAGAACTTACTAAAAATATTAAATTAGCAGCATGAGATTTTGTAAAATATCGTATAGAATTAGATTTATAAATTATATTTTAAAGGGAACTAAAATAATGAGTACATTAGAAGAATTAGAAGCACATCTTAATAATATTGGTGTTGATGTTGATAGTTTATTAGTTACTGTTCAAGAGTTAAAAGATGCTTTAGCTAATGTTGGTATTCCAGCAGAAGTTCAAGCAAAAATTGATGAATTAGTAGCAAAAGCAACAGCAATTGATGAAAAAGTTCCTGTCGCATGATTATAGATAAGTTAAAAAGCATAAAAGAAGATAAAGGATTTTTAGTTCTTTATCTTGACGGCATGAGTAAACTTTATCAATCAGGAATATTTGATTTTTTACAAGAAAAAGGTCGAGTAAGAATAATTGGTATAGGAGAAAATGTCCAAGTTCTTGCTACTCAAGCAGCAAGAAGTGCTGGTTATATGGAAGCTTTAGAAGATTTATTTAATTTTAAAAAACTATATTTAGATCAGCAATTAGGGGAGGGTGCTATGCTGTCTCCTGATTATGGGGCTTTAGACTTAGCAGAAGAAAAAGGATATTTAACTAAGGAAGAAATAAATGCCATCAGAAACAACACCAAGCCAAGTTACATCAATTCATAGTCCTGGAAAAGATGCTGCTTCTATACTTCAAAATTTAAAGGACGGCAATAGTCCTTTAGAGTTTATATTAAATAATTCTAAGAGTATAGCGCCACAAATTGCTCCAAATACACAACCTATAAGTGTTAATGAACTATTAAATTCTGCAACTTCTGAAATTATACAAAAGCCAAAAGAAGAAATTAAAGAAGTACTAAAAGAAGAAATTAAAGAAATTGCAGTTACTACACCTTCAATAGAAACCACTCCTCAAAAAATAGAAGTTAAAGAAGATGATGAATTAGATATTTTACCAGATAATTCAACAGGAGAAAACTTTAAAAAACTTAGAACAAAACTTAAAGAAACATCAAAAACATTAAAAGAAATTGAAAATGATAAATATACATTAACACAAACTTTAGAAAAATATAATAAAGGAGAAGCCGTCCCAGAAGCTACTCAAAAATTATTAAAAGAAAAAGAACAAAGAATAGCAGACTTAGAAAAATATGAAAAAATAGTAAATTTAAAAACTTCTAAAGAATACGTAGATAATTTTATAACACCAATAACTGAAGTAAAAACTAAAATAAATGAAATAGCAAAAGATTATAGTATTCCAGAAGATGTAATGGCTGAAGTTCTTACACTTAATAACAGAGCTGAGATTAATCGATTTCTTAGTGATCATTTTGATGATGTAGGTGCTTTAGAAGTAAAACAATTAATAGATAAAGTAAAAAACATAGAGCATGAAGCTAAAGAAGCAGAAAATAAACCAACAGAAACTTTAATAAATTTACAATTAGAAAGTACAAAATTATCAGAATCATTAGAAGTTAATAGAAAAAATAAGATACATGAACAAGCTGAGAGTTCTTGGGACGGCGCTCTCGATTTTATAAAAAAAGAAGGTAAAGCTAAAGAACTTATATTTAAAGAAAATGATACTGAATATAATAATACTTATATAAAGCCAGTTGTAGAGAAAGCTAGAACTGAATATCAAAAATTAGTAAGTGGTTTAAGAGATTTAGGGTTAAAAGACCTTCCTTCTGAATTAGCACATGCTTTAGCCAGGATGACTTTACATGCTATAAGCTCCTATAATTCAATTGACACTAGAGAGGCTGCCGTACAAACAATTAATGAATTAGAAAAAAATGTTAAACGTACTACTAATTACATCAGACCTCCAATTGGAGGAGGTGCTCCTGGTGTTGGAAATGTTTCTCCTAGACAAACTCCAGAAAATCCAGCAGAAAGTGCTGCTGCTAATTTACTAGAAAGTACTTTATCTAAAAGAAGTAGATTTTAAAATAACCTATTGCGTTATTTTAATATTTTAATATATCCTGTAATTACGTTATTTCTTTACGTTAGTAAGAATTAAAGTTAGTCTACTTTACAAAATAAGGACACCAGCCTAAATCGGTGGCTACGTAAAGCTAGGCAGGGAAAAATAGTTAAATTATCAACTGTGTTTTACACAGTATAATATTATTTTAATTTTTTCTTGTTGGAGCTTTATATGCCAGTAGCAGAATGCAATCTTACAGAACAGGAAGTATCAGATGCGTTTTTAGCAGCACCTCCTGCGATTTCACAAGCAATTATAGACTTATCAATTATTAATCCAGTTTGGTTGAGGGACCTTTATAAAATTCAAGAGTGGCCTAGAGGTAGTGGCACTCAAATGCAGCAATTAATTGTTAGGGGCGGTAGACCAAAAATTGAACGTGGTTTTGCTGCTTGGAAGAAATTAAATAATAACACTGGTTGTGATCCCTGCGATGGTCCAGATTGTTCTTATAACTGGACGACTTTTCCAGGACTAGGTATTGAGAGAAAAGTAACTAGCCTTATGAGTAGGGAGTTTAAATCACCTCCTTATTGTATTAAAGAGATTCAAACTACTTCAAATTTTAAAGAAGTTTTTGCGAAAGTAGTTGAAAATCTTTATGCACAAGTTGATTACTTTAAAGAACTTAATATTGGTCAAAACATTCTAACTGAATTAGCTAAGAAATATGTAGTTGATTCAGGCGGACCAAAACCAAATACACAAAATCCGTATGTGTATAGGCCTGCTGGAACAGCTAGATTATCTACATTAAATATTGAAATGCTTGAATTTTTCTATGAATATATGAGAAAAATTCCAGATTGTGTTCCTTATGATGTAGTAAATGGATCACCAATATTTTCAATTATAGCTTCACATCAATTACTTGGAAGATTGTATAGAGATGACCAGGATTTGCGTCAAGATGTAAGATTCTCTGGTTTAGCCAATGATTTACTAAGTAAATATAATTTCATGAGTACTATTAGGGGTATGTTTATAGCAGCTCCTGTGCTTTACCCAAGACGTTTTATTTTAGATGCTGTAACAGGTGTAGCAACTGAAGTACTTCCTTTTGTAGATGAAATCCCAATGGAAGTAGGCTCATTTACAGGATTTAATCCTTTATATGAAGCAGCTACTCATGAAGAACTTATACTTCATGGAAAATTTCCATTTAGTATATTTGTAATGCCGACTGAACAAAGTTTAGGGCAAAATACTTCATTTGGTCCTGAATTTAGTCTCTTTAATAATTGGGCTTGGATTAATCCACTTACTATGGAAGATCCATTTAGGCGTCTTGGTTATTTTGCTACAAGTGCTACTATCGGTATCAGTCAACAGTATAGCGATGGAATCTTTGCAATACTTGTAGAACGTGTACAACCTAATCTTGCGGCAACATGGCTATGTGAGCCATTATGTCCTCCAGAAACAGTGGATTGTGATAATGAAGTACCAGATGTGACTTGTCCTTGCCCATTAATACTTGGCTTTACAGCTAACCCAATAACTGGAAATAGTTATATTATTACTTTAGCAGTACCGACTACTGCTGTAGTAACTGATGAAATTCAATTTGGAATTGATACTGGCGGTTATGTAACAGGTACTGTAACAGGAGTATCAGCCGATAGTCTTTCAGTAGAAGTCACTTTCCCACAAGGAACTGATTTAGGTAATTGTGACAGATTCACAACTATCTTCTGTGATGACACATTAGGTTGCTCTGCAAATATAATTGATTACCGTCCAAATTGTACTGATAACACCAGGGTTGACTTAGTATTAAGTAATCCAATTAAGGGTGATGTTGGTGAAACTATCACAATTACAAATGGTGATGGAACTACAAGTGATGTAACCATTATAAGTATTGACTACACAACTAATACTTGGGTAGTCGATTACGGTGCTACAGTATTCTGTGATACTGTTGGTGGTCTTGTTTCAGTCTGTGTACCGACTGCAACTGATGCTTCATGCCCTGCATGCGGTGGACCAACTGCTACACAATGTAGTTAATATAGTTTAAAAAGGGAGTAAGAAATTACTCCCTTTTACTCTTTTGTGGGGTAGAAGTGGCTACTAGGTCAGTTACTTATTGCTCAGGAAATAGGTTATCTTGTACAGGCTGTTTGCCAGCAAATGTAATTCTTTGTTTAGATAGTGATGAATTATTAGCTCCTATTACTTGCCCAGAAACAGATGTAGATACTCCTTTTCTTTTTAACATTATAGAAGCTTCTTTAATTAGTTTTTCTAAATCCAGTAGTTCTTGCAGCACTAGTGTTTATAAATATATTTTTGAATATGATGATGTTTTATTATTAGCCCCTTCTCAGCCTTTAACATCTGCTGATATAATAGGAGCATTTTGTAAAGGATGTATAACTAATTGGGTAGAGCAGAAAATTGGTAATGAATCTTATTTTAGAGATAATGGTGATGGTACTATAACTTTTATATCTCCTCATGGATGTGAATATACGTTTAGTGGAGCTTTAATACCTTAATGGCACTTAAACAAGTTGGATATTGTTCTTCAGTTAAACTTTCTTGTATTGAATGCCTGCCATCTAATATAGTACTTTGTCTTCAAGATAATTCTTTATTAGCTCCTTTTGTATGTGATCCTGAATCAAGTGGATCGCAGCCTTTTAATTTAAGTTATATAGAAGCATCCCTTGTTACTTTTTCAAAATATAATGCTGCATGTGGCGGTAATACTTTTAAATATGTATTTGAATATGATGATTCTTTTTTAGTAAATGTAGATGAACCAATAGCATCTGATGATATAATTGGTGTTTTTTGTAAAGGCTGTTTACCTACTTGGGTAGAAGAAAAAGTAGGAGATGAGCCTTATATAAGAAATAATGAAGATGGTTCAGTTACATTTGTATCTCCTCATGGATGCGAATATGATTTTGATGTGCTTGGATTTCAAGGATTTTCAGTACTTGTTTATGGTGCAGTAGGGGATAATGCTACTGACGATACGGCAGCTATCCAGGCAACTATAGATGCAGCTTCTAATACTGGCACAAATAGTGATGGAGATGGTGCACAAGTAATATTCCCACCAGGAATATATAGACATACAGGTATAACAGTTCCAAGTAATGTTTCTCTTCTTGGAGCTGGTGTAGTAGCTACTGTTCTTAGATACACTCCAGTAGTAGGAAATGCTATAACTCTTGCTAATACTCCAGCGGCTAATTCTAGATATAATAATATATTTGGTTTTAAGATAGATTGTCTTACTTCTACATCAGGTATAGCTATAACAAGTTCAGTACCTCCTTTAACAGCAAGAGATTTATTTGTAGATAGATATGAAATAGATGGATATTTTAGAGGAATATATATTCCTTATAGCACTGTAAGTATAAGAATAGGTGCTGGTAGAATCATAGGACAAGGATCTGGAGTAGCAGGGGGTGTTGGCATACAGCTTGGAGATATAAGTTTAATTCCAGCAAGATTCGTTGATAGAGCAGATTTTCAAGGTTGTTATGTTAGTGATTTTGCGACTTCTTTTATTTCTCAAGGTTTTGTTCATACAATGACAGAAGTTACTTCAATTAATTCAGATAGAGCTATTTTATGCACAGGTAAACTAACTGTTGTAGGTTCTTGGATTCAAGCAAATACTACTTTATATCAAACTGGTCCTAGTAGTGCTGATATTACTTCTATTAATAATAATCATTTAAATGGGGCTTCAGTTGAAGTAGATGACCCATCTACTATGTCAATATTAAATAGTACTACAGATTTAGCAGTATTTGGTAGGTCAGAATTTAAAGGTGCAGGTCGTTTCAGGATGCGTTTTGCAACAAGCGCTCTTAGAGGATTTCAAATAGGTCCTACAGGCACAGAATCTGTATTATATAATTCAGCTGGTACTGCTAGATTTGAAGCAACAGCTAGACCTATTGAATCAAATAGAGTTGCAGCAGCAGCTTCTTTGATTATGTATGCAATAAGACGTAGTGGAGTCCTTATAGGAGGTCTTGGGTCAGATTCTTCCGATAGAAGTGCTCTTTTCAATGCTACACCTGATATTTGTGCTTTCTGGGATAATAGTAGAAATTTTGCTGCTGGAGCAGGGCTACTTCTTACTACAGCTACAAATGGATTTATATATTTACCTACTTGTGCAGGCGTTCCTACAGGAGTTCCTACTGCTATAGCAGGATATGTTCCTATTGTTATTGACACTTCAAATTTTAGAATTCAAATTTTTACTGGTGGTGCTTGGAGAGATGCACAACTATAATTTTAAGTAGGAGAT